TATACGATTACCAGAGAAGGAAATATTGAAGATGCCGAAGGCAGGCAAGTAACCCTGGAATCGATTATAAACCCGGCAAATGAGGAAGAAGTTATTGCCGCTGATGCTGAGCAAGACTTTGATGTGGTAGAAATAACCCTGCCGTTGGCAGGTCATACCGGGATTAGCCTGAGGAATATGGTTAACATGATCTACAGCAAGCAAGCCTTAATACAAAAAGCACTGAGCCTTCACGAAAAGCTTATTGAGGAGGACTTGGTCCGGGAACTAAGCGAGGCGAAGATTGAAACACAAGAGGATTTTCTAACCCTGCTAATTCAAATGGGAAACGAACAATATCCAGGTATAAGCTTTGATTTTCAGAATGAACTTATTACATTTAATTTTGGCCAAATCTCTGCTGAGCAGATAAAAGCCTGCACCGATCTGATAGCCCTTATTAATCAACATGCCAAAACCCTAAAACATGCTTCGAGCAAACAAGGTGAAACGGATAATGAAAAATATGCCTTTAGGACCTGGCTTTTGAGGCTCGGGATGATAGGGGATGAGTATAAAGCTACCCGGAAAACACTTCTGGCCAACCTTGAAGGGAACGGGGCATTTCGAAGAGTGGATGGCAAATATGAATAGATAAAATTATTGGAATGTTGGAAAACGGTATCAATTTGATAGCTTCAGTAACGAGGTTGCAGCTGAAATGATTATTATTTTTGAAGGATTTGGCTTGATTCTGTCTAACTAATAAATTAGCGTTTATGTGATAACTTTTTTAAAACGCTATTATTTCCTTATTTTTGATGCTAAAATGTATCTATAGATTGATTATTTTCCTTCTAAATAGCCAATACTATTCATATTTTTATAAGAGCAAATTTAGAAGGTGAAATAATATGGATAAGAAGATTGATAGTGATGAAAAAGGCATTGCTAATGGTTCTCAAGAGGAGGAACAAAAAATGGCAACACTCACAAAAAAAGAACAATCTTATAAAGAATTATCATTAACGCCAAAGAAATTAAGTGAAATAACAGTTAGGCCCAAAGTTAAAGATGGTAAACTATTGTTTGATAAAAACAATAAGGATCATCGCTATATCGTGGAAGAGGATATTATACCGTAAATGTTTGAAATAGGGGAAGTATATTGGCTTGAGGTTGAATATGAAGATATTCCAAATGAATCTAAAAGAAGACCGGCAATAATCATCGATAAGAAAGAGGATAGACTGTTTATTTTGGTTTCAACTACATCACAATCTCGAAAAGATCCACCTTCTTATTTTGATCAATTTAAAATTCCAATCTATAATTGGCGAAAGATTGGTTTGCCACAAGCATCATGGGGATTAGGTTATAGATTAATTGAATTAACAGATGAGGAATTAAAGAGTGTAGTTACAAAAACAGATTATATAGGACGTATGAGTGAAATTGATTTAAACAATTTAATTACAAAAATTGAAAATATGCATAATTAAGACCTTTTAACAGGGGTCTTTTTATTTCTTAAAAGCCAGAACAGCCTGCTGACTGACGTAGTCTTTGGGCTGTTTTTCTTTGCCCAAAAAGGAGGTGATGCCTGTGGCGCAAAGAGGTCGAAAACCCAAACCTACAGCAATAAAAGTTTTAGAAGGAAATCCCGGCAAAAGAGAACTGAATTTGTCTGAACCTAAACCGGAAAAGAAAGCTCCTAAATGTCCAAGCTGGCTGGAACCCGAGGCTAAAAAGGAATGGAGGAGAACAGCCAAGCAGCTGGAACAATTGGGCATCCTGACAGAAATCGATATGGCTGCCTTTGCTGGTTACTGTCAGGCTTACGCAAGGTGGAAAGAAGCTGAAGAGTTCATTAGCAGGCATGGGACGATTGTAAAAACTCCATCCGGATACTGGCAGCAGGTACCGCAGGTATCGATTGCTCAGACCTATCTAAAAATTATGAATAAATGCTGCGAGCAGTTTGGCCTTACCCCATCCGCGAGAAGTAGAATTGTTACCGATAAGCCGAATGACTATGATGATCCGATGGAACTGCTACTGCTTCAGGGCGGTGGTAAAGTTGTATGATGAAGTCAAAGCCCAGCACGCAGTTGACTTCATCAACTGCTTAAAACATACAAAAGGGCAGTGGAGGGGAGTACCTTTTGATCTTCTCCCCTGGCAGGATAAAATAATTCGGGATATCTTTGGAACGGTAAAGGACAATGGTTACCGGCAATACAACACCGCTTATATTGAAATACCCAAGAAGAACGGAAAAAGTGAACTCGCGGCAGCAGTAGCTCTCCTTATGACCTGCGGAGATAACGAGTGGGGCGCTGAAGTTTATGGCTGTGCTTCGGATCGACAGCAGGCTTCTATCGTTTTTGATGTTGCGGTGGATATGGTGGACCAGTGTCCGGCACTTAAAAAAAGAATCAAGCCGGTAATGTCGGTCAAACGCCTGGTATATAAGCCGACCAACAGTTTTTATCAGGTATTATCAGCTGAAGCCTACACCAAGCATGGGCTAAATGTTCACGCTTGTATAATGGACGAGCTGCATGCGCAACCAAACAGAGAACTATATGACGTCATGACCAAAGGCAGCGGTGATGCGAGACTTCAGCCACTGTTTTTCCTTATAACCACAGCTGGTACAGATAGAAACTCCATCTGTTACGAGGTACACCAAAAGGCAGTAGACCTCTTACAAGGCAGAAAAATAGACCCCACCTTTTACCCGGTTATTTACGGGATTAATGACGATGATGACTGGAGTAATGAGCAAAACTGGTATAAAGCCAATCCATCGCTCGGTCATACCATTGATATAGAAAAGGTCAGGAATGCTTATAACAGTGCTAAGGAAAACCCGGCTGAAGAAAACCTATTCCGGCAGCTTAGGCTTAATCAGTGGGTGAAACAATCAGTTCGCTGGATGCCGATACATATTTGGGATGCTTGCGGTGGTAGGCTTGACCCCGATTTACTTCGCGGTAGAGAGTGCTACGGAGGTCTGGACCTGTCCAGTACGACTGACATTACTGCCTTTGTGCTGGTATTTCCCCCAAATACAACTGATGATAAATTCATTGTATTACCTTACTTCTGGATTCCTGAGGACAACCTTAAACAACGAGTAAGGCGAGACCATGTTCCATACGACATTTGGGAGCAGCAGGGATATATCAAAACCACTCAAGGCAATGTCGTCCATTATGGTTTCATTGAGGCTTTTATCGAGGAACTTAGCATTAAGTACAATATCAAGGAAATAGCCTTCGACCGCTGGGGAACTGTGCAGATGGTTCAGAACCTTGAGGGCATGGGCTTTACCGTTGTTCCTTTCGGTCAGGGATATAAGGATATGTCACCATCTTCTAAAGAACTAATGAAGCTAACCATAGAAAAGAGAATAGCGCATGGTGGCAATCCTGTGCTTCGTTGGATGATGGATAATATCTATGTTAAAACGGACCCAGCCGGTAACATCAAACCGGACAAAGAGAAAAGCACCGAGCGAATTGATGGTGCTGTTGCCCTTATTATGGCGCTGGATCGGGCAATTAGGAATGCGAATAGAACCAGTGTTTATGATGAGAGAGGGATTTTGATTCTATAAGGCAGTTTTTTCTTTAAGGACTGTTCTCATCAAAGTGTACCACTTCATATAATATTGAAAAAAGCATAATGAATAACAAAAAGCGTTAATATAATAACAGGAAACGCTTATAAAATGACAGAAAGTATTGTCATAATAACATTTGGCGTGTTACTATATTAATAGCGGAAGGAGTGGTCTTTGTGTATACGGAGGTCCTTAAAATTATAGAGGGTGGGATAACGGGAGACCGGGAAAAGGTATACAATTACGCAAAAGTTTTTGCAGATAACCTTGAAAAAGAAGGTGATCTGTCATTTTCAAAAAAAGTGAGAGGGGTTCTTGGTAGTAAGAATACAAAATTGACTTCACTTGATGAGTTTGCTACTAAACCAGTTGATCAGGAAAGTAGGATGGATATTGTCGATTTGGATTTTCCTGCAGACCAATTTGATAATATTGTTTTAAACAAATATGTTCAGGAGGAATTTGAAGAGTTTATAAAAACTTATCAGCATAGGGACGAACTTCTTAAAGCAGGGGTGGATATTAATAGTTCGCTGTTGTTGTATGGCCCTCCGGGTTGTGGAAAAACAACTATTGCAAGATATATTTCTTTCAAAACAGGATTACCTTTAGTTACAGCACGGTTTGATGCCTTGGTATCTTCACTCTTGGGGAGTACCGCCAAAAACATTAGAAAAGTCTTTGATTATGCATCTAAGAGAGAATGTATTTTGTTCCTTGATGAGTTCGATGTGATTGCAAAATTACGAAATGATAAAAATGAATTAGGAGAACTCAAGAGGGTAGTAAATAGTTTAATACAAAATATAGATGATTTTAACAAAAACAGTATTCTGATTGCTGCAACCAATCATCATGAACTCCTAGATCCTGCTATTTGGAGACGGTTTTCAAAGGTTATTTTGCTTGATAAACCATATCAGAATGAAATTGAATTATATATTAGGAATGATCTGAATAATACCCAAACTAATTTCAGTTTCGAAGATAAAAAGGATAAAAAATTCAAACAGATTGTAGTTGCATTAGATGGATTGAGTTATGCAGATATTAAAACCGTATTAACAAACTGTATTAAGAAATCGGTAATTAACAAGAAAATGATGGTAAACAATTGGGACCTGCTTCAGGAGATATACTTTTTCAAGCACCACAATCTTAACGATGAGAATGATTTTATAAAATATTTGTTAATTAATGGCGTTACACACAATGATATTAATAGAATTTATGGAGTTTCTTTAAGGACAATTCGCGAGTTGTCTGGAAAGTAGTATCTCGGAAACTCAACAGCTGATTAGGGATAAGTTGGAAAAACCAACAGACAAAGCTCTTTGACAACTTCACATAGCTAAAATAAGCAAAAGAAAAAGAGTAGCTACCAGAAAAAGGT